GAATTACAGATTTTCTTGTAGTCTGTGATGAGTCAAATAATACTCCTTCTGTTATTGATAATAATCAATTTGTTGGTTCAATTTATGTGAAACCAGCTAGATCAATTAACTTTATTGAACTTAATTTTGTTGCTGTTAGAACAGGAGTAGAATTTAGTGAAGTAGTCGGACAAAGATAGGAGAATGAAAAATGGCAGGATTTAGTGTAGAAAATTTTAGTGCTGCTTTGAAAACATCTGGTGCTCGATCTAATTTATTTACAGTTACTATAGGAGCAATTCCAGCTGGTTTGGGTGTAGGTGTATCAAATAATATTTCTAAAGCCGCTAGAAACGAAACAAAATTTGAATTTTTATGTAATGCTACAACTCTTCCCGGTTATGTCCAAGGAGAGGTTCCTGTTTCTTATTTTGGAAGAACAATTTACTTTGCTGGAGATACAACTTTTGGTGATTGGTCTACAACAATTTTAAATGATGAAGGAGCAGTAATAAGAAGAGGAATTGAAAATTGGATGGAGCAGATTAATGGTTCATCAGGAAATCAAAGATCAACAGGTATTGGTGTTGCGCATAATGGATTAACTACCACAGCACAAATTAAAACATATAGTATAGATGGTAGTCATGAAACTACAGTTGGAACTACCAAATCACCCATAACACAAGTTGATTTAAAAGGAGTTTGGCCTAGCAATTTATCACCAATAGAATTAAGTCATGATGCAACTAATACAATAGAAACATTTACTTGTACATGGCAATATCAACACGCAGAACATAGTTAAAAAGGAGCATAATGGCATTTTCAGTAAATGAAATAAGATCTGCACTAAAAAATGGTGGAGCAAGACCAACTTTATTTGAAGTCAGTATGGGAACAAAATCTTTTACAAGTGACCATCAATATATGGTTAGGTCTGGACAATTGCCAGGAACAAACTTAAATGTTATTCCTGTTAATTGGAGAGGAAGACCATTAAAACTTGCAGGAGTAAAAACATTTGATCCATGGACTATGACCATGATGAATGATGAAGGTTCTTTTAGAAAATACGTTGTTGAATACATAAAAAATATGTCAGGTGATGAAGTAGGTTCTAGATCAGCTGAACAAGGCGGATATAAATATGGAACATCAGGTGCTGTTAGTGATAAAAATGATTACATAAATTTAGAAGTTAAACAACTTCATAAAGATGGAACATCTGATCCTAATGTTTATACACTAAAAAACGCCTTTCCAATTGCTTTAGGTGATATTACTTTGGATTGGGGATCTGAAGGATTTCAAGAATATACTGTAACATGGAGATATGATTATTTTACAGTTGGTTCTAGTGTTGAAACATCTTCTGACACAACAAATGTCGTTTAATGGAATATATTTATGGGATTCAGTATAGATGACTTTAGAACAAATGGATTAAAATATGGAGGAGCTCGGCCTAATTTATTTGAAGTGGAATTAACATTTCCATTTGTTTCTTTTAATAAATTAAAATATCAAGCAAAATCAACATTTCTTCCAGCAACAATTACTACATCAACTAATATAAATTATCTTGGAAGAAATTTTAAAGAACCAGGAGAAAGGACATATCCACAATGGACTGTTACATTTATTAATGATGAAGATTTTAAATTAAGAAATGAATTAGAAAAATGGTTAGATTACACAACAGGATCAAATAAAATTGGTATGACATATGTGAAAGGTTATTCAAAAACTTTTGTTGATGGTGAGTCAGTTGTAACTACATCAAATTTACCAACAACAGATTATATAGGGTCCGCAAAAGCCATACAATATTCTAAAAATGGTAATGCAATAAAGGCTTATAATTTTGTAGATATATATCCTGTGACGTTAACAGATATCGCAATGTCTTGGGATTCTACAAATCAAATTGAAGAATATTCTTGTACATTTGATTATCAATATTATGAAACTAGTTATGATACAGTGAATCCCACTGAGTCAATAAACTATAATAGTGGTAGTGATTACTACAGAAACAATTTATAGGAAATTATATTATGGCAGAATTAAATTTATTTGGATTTAAAATTGGTGGTAAAAAGGAAGAAGAAAAACCTTTATTAGCTTTTGCTAAACCTGATGACTTAGAAGGTACTTTTGATATAGCATCTAATTATGGTATGTCTGCTGGTGGTGCTTATGGTACTTACATTGATATGGAAGGTACTGCAAAAAATGAAGCGGACCTAATCAATAGATACAGAACAATGGTTCTTCAACCAGAAGTAGATCAAGCAATTGATGATATTATAAATGAGTCAATTATAACTGGAAGAGATACACCACCTGTTTCAATTTCATTACATAATTTAAATGTTAATGATAAAATAAAAGATAAAATACATAATGAGTTTACTGAAATTATGAGACTCCTTGATTTTGATAATAGTGGATATGACATTTATAGAAAATGGTATATTGATGGTAGAGTATATTATCAATGTGTTATTGATCCAGCTGAACCAACCGCGGGTATTCAAGAATTAAGATATATAGATCCTTTAAAAATTAGAAAAGTAAGAGAGAAGAAAAAACCTGATGAAAAAGTTCCAGATGGTTCAAGATTAAAAAGAGATTTGTCAGGTGAATATTATGAATATTATCTTTATAATGATAAACCTCTTATTGCTTCAGCAAGAAATTCAATGGGAGGGGGAAGTACAGGAGATTATAATAAAAAATCACTAAGAATTGCTCCTGATATGATTGCTTATGCAGGATCTGGCGTAACTAATGCTGGAAGAAAAATGGTAATATCTCATTTACATAAAGCAATCAAACCACTTAATCAATTAAGAATGATTGAAGATTCACTTGTTATTTACAGAATTTCAAGAGCACCAGAAAGAAGAATATTTTATATTGATGTTGGAAACTTACCAAAAATGAAAGCAGAACAATATCTTAGAGATATTATGCAAAGGTACAAAAATAAATTAATTTACAATGCTGAAACTGGTGAAGTTAGAGATGATAGAAAAGTTATGACTATGTTAGAGGACTACTGGCTTCCGAGAAGAGAAGGTGGAAGAGGTACAGAGATTACTACTTTACCTGGTGGTCAAAATCTTGGTGAGATTGAAGACATTACATACTTTCAAAAGAAATTATATAAATCATTAAATGTACCAATATCAAGACTAGAGACAGAGGCTAGTTTTACTTTAGGTAGAGCAACAGAAATTACAAGAGATGAATTAAAATTTACAAGATTCATTGAAAGACTTAGGAAAAAATTTACTACATTATTTGATAATCTTTTAGAAAAACAATTAAGAATGAAAAATATTATTGCTGAAGAAGATTGGGGAATGATGAAAGAAAAAATTCATTATAGTTTTGAAACAGACTCACATTTTGCTGAATTGAAAGAAGCAGAGTTGTTACAAAATAGAGCAAATCTTCTCAGAGATATGGATGAATACGCTGGTAAATATTATTCACATAAGTTTGTAAGAAATAAGATTCTAAGACAAACAGAAGAAGAGGCGGATCAGCTTGATAGTGAAATGAATGAAGAACAAAATGATCCTAAATATAGTAACCCCGAAGAAGATTCAATGGGTGGTAGATATTAATATTAAAGGAGAAATTTATGGATGATGTTTTTACAAGTGCGGATATTGTATCTGCTATTATGGTAGGAGATAATAATAGAGCTAAAGAAGGAATTCTTGGTGTATTGGGTCAAAGATCAATGGATGAACTTGAAGTTAGAAAAGTTGAGGTTGCTCAAGGATTATTCAAAGATAATGTGCCTGAAGAACCTGAAGAAGTTGTATCTAATGATTCAACTGTTGATCAAGATGATCAACAAAATATTGCAGGAATGGCACAGAGTGGTGATCAAATTCAAGTAGTAGATCCATTTGACGGACAACCAACTGAAACTTTACAAGAACCAATATCAGCAAGTGCATAAATGAAATCATTTAAATTTTTTAAATCTGAAATAATAGATCAAGTTATATCTTTTGATGAGGCGTTAACACCCAATCAAAGATTTAAAAGAAAAATACATTTTGCTAGATCTAAACCCAAAAGAGTAGCAGCTCTTAGAAGAAATAAAATGAGAGCTATTCCTACTGGTGGAAAAGAAGCACTAAGACAACAATCTAGAAAAAAGTTTTTACAAGCATTAAAACTTAGAGTTAGAAAAGATTTAAGTGCATCTAAATTACAAAGTTCAAGTCCTGGACAAAAACAACAGATTGAAAAATTAGTTGATAGGTTAAAAAAGAATCCTGCACAACAAGCTAAAATGAAAGCTTTTACTCGACCTGGGGGAAAAATGTACAGAGATTTAATTGCTAAAAGAAAAGATAGAATCAAAAAAATGAGGGAGAAAAAATGAAACTCATAACAGAAATTTCTGAAGAATTAGAATATATTTCTGAAACAACAAAAGAAGGAAAAGAACAATTTAAAATTCGTGGA